GTTAGAGAAGGCAGAGAGATACTTGATTTTTTGACTGACGCAAGCAAAAAATTAAACACATTGGGAGAAAATTATAATGCTGCTCTATCAGCTTTGACGGAGATGCAAATAGCTTTACCCCTTTTGTGTCAACAGATGCAATCGCGTACAAGGCCAACACCATTAGCAATTGTTGTTTCAGGGCGACCTGGAGTCGGTAAAAGTACAGTGTTATCTATGATCTACTCTACATGGGCAGCTGTGAATGGTTTGGAATATGATCCCGAAATGGTTTTCCATCGTACTCCTTCATCAGAGTATTGGGAAACTTATGACCCAACTATTCATCGAATAGTTCATATATCGGAAATAGGATCCAAGACCAAGACAGTAATGCAAAGCGGAGATCAAGCATTAGCAGAATTAACGAGTGTAATAGACTCGACACCTTACCCTGTGCCTATGGCGTTTAAGGACAAAGGTAAAATATTCTGCTTGGCTGATCTTATTGTAATAGATTGTAATGACGAAGACATGGGAATAGACATCATTCAAACTAATGGTTCGGCTTTTAAGCGCCGTTTCTTTTTCCTTCGAATAAATCCTAAATTAGAATATCAACAAGAGGATTCGTACATGATGGATGCTAAAAAAGAAATACCTGGTGAGCATTTTTTGGATAAATATGCTTTTCAGGCTCTAAAGAAGAAACCTACGAAAGGAGATAAAATTCAGGAATGTATTGTATTTCAGACGAGTAATTATCGGAAATTTTGTAGGAAACTAGCAGCATATATGCGGGACTATTATAATCAGGAAATGACTGTGCAAGAGAAATTGAAAGAATCTCTGAAAGAAATTCCTGACATTATAAATTCTAATGAAGATGATTCAGATGATTCAGAAGATGAATCTCAATTCGCAGAATGGAAGAATGAATGGTTTATGAAAGAGACTACTGCGGACAAAACAAAGGAGTCCGGAGATAGAATTAAGAATAAACGAAAACCCTTCGGACCGAAGCTCAGTAAAAAATTAGATCCATTAGACTGGGTTGCCGTAATGAATCAGACTGTCAAAGATTCGGTGGATGGATGGGCTAAAAAATATGTCGATGATTCAGCTGTTACTCCGAAAGCGCGGAAGCGTCAGATAAGACACATAATGGAGAATTATCCAGGTTTCATGGAGGAATATGCGGCACATCATACATTACCAGGATCATACATCAAAAATGATGTAGAAATGGAGGAAAAGGAAGAGAAATCTTTCACTACAGAATCAGAAAATTTACTCAATCCTTTTAATGATAATGAAGACCTGGTAAATAATGAAGAGAGCTTGTTTCCCCCAGAAATGGGGCCTAAGATTAGAAGCATAGTAAAGGATCATTTCAAGGAAAACAAGTATTATGCAAAGGAATTGTGTAAGAGATCTTACAATTTGGTCTCTAACTTTTCCAATGCAAGTCTTCCTGTCATGTATTCCGGAGTGGATGTTATAGTTACG